TGTTCTCATAGCTTGGGTGGTGGTGTGGCCACCAACTCGACAGCTTCTCGAGTTGGCTTAGGCATCCTCCACAGGATCTTCGCAGGCTTACAGAAACAGGCCGGATAACAATTCCGACACGCCTTGTATTCCGGATGCAGTCATCCCCACGGGACCGGGGACGGCTGATAGGGCGGAGAGGCCAGATTTTAGCAGAGCTTTCACCCTTTCCCACATCGTCGCATTCTGTGCGCAAGGAACAGCAACAGGAAGGCAACGGGCCACACGCCGATACTCGCGAAGAGCGATCTCATCCAATGGTGGAGAGTCATGAGCGTATTGATATAACGTGGCGTTGGGGGTGGGGCGGTACTCAATGCAGGCCCAGTTCTTGAAGGTGGCAACATTAGTGGCACCAGTTGGTGTGGTGACCTTAATGATGATGGCATCCATGTTGCCGAAACCGGTGATTCCGCAGACATTCTCAGCGCCCGCATCAATGCCAAAGGGTTGTCCACTCTGGGAGATGCTGACGTTGGCAGGTGGGAGAGTTTGAACGCCCTCGAGTATGTTGTTGAACTCAAACTCGGGTTCGTTGCAAACGCTAGAAGCATACATGCCCTTAATAAAGGACTCAGTATAGTTGTCCTGCGAAACAAAAGTGACGCCCTCCAAGCCTTGCAAGGCATGGCTGAGTTGGGAGGTCGGCACAAGGTTGGCAACAGGGTATTGCACGGTGGACATCTGGATGGGCACTTTCCAAACGGAGATACTCCCGCCATATTGCATCATATTAGAACTGGGATATAATCCACAGTTCATTGACGCATAGCGGAAACTACTCACGTTGGCGGATCTTGATTGGGCTGTGGTTCCGAATAATGATGTAAATCCGGGATAGGGCACAGCAGTGAAGTTGTCGCTCGTAGCAATGGGCGTACCAGCAGCCTTCTGCAGGCGCCAGTAAGCCACGCCAGGAGTGGGCAACACAAGCAAGTACACATCAGTGTTGGCTGGGAACGATGGAGTATCAGTCAATACGTCCTTCCGTGAGAGTACCTTACCTTCGAACTTGTCGGGAATGCCTTTCCCCGGATCGGTGTTAAAATCCGGCGGCGCAAAAGCGCACTTTAGAAAGGCAAGGCCGGGTTCCGTAAGTTGCGCCAGCGCGGTGGTGTTAATTACCGCGCGGCGCTGGCGACGAAGGCGGCGCGGGCGGCGTTGCTGCTGGCGGCGTCTTCGTGGCGGTGCGGCGGCGAGGGCGACGACGGGTTGGCTTGGAACTTTGACGGTTCTTTGCGGTCGTGGCCGGGGCGGCTGTCTGCGTTGCATCATTGTGATCAGTTGGTGGTATCGAAACCGAGGGGTGCTGCTGCCGGATCGATTTTGCCTTGGCCGAGCGTATTGATGACCTCGTTGATGGCATCTTGGAATCTTTCGATGTCGAGACGGCCGATGACACCGTTGGCGCGGTAGTGGGAGTGCTTGTTGATGGCGGCAATGGCTGATTGTCGCAGATGGCACTCGAACTTTCCGAGCCAGGAGTCTCGGGCTCGCTGGAGGTCTTCATAGGCTTGGGGATCGTGAGGCATGGTATTGGTTCGTCAACCGGCGGCGCCGGGCCAAGGAGGTCATGACCAACGGCAGCTTGGATTTTGTGCTTAACTAGGTGATCAGTATTAAGCACACCGTTGGGTAGATCCTCGACGCTTTCAGCAGTCTCAATAAGACGTTCTATGTCTTCGAGTTCGCTGGCATCGAGGTTTAATAGAGCACACATAAGTTCTTTGAGTGGCTCAGACTCTTCCTGTGGCCATGGACCCTGGTCAATGCGATATTGTTCATCGCGCGTAGGCTCAGACGTTGGCTTGTCGAGCAACTGCAACACTTTAGCACACCAAGTGCCAATAATCGGAGTCTTCCTATCGGTGACTAAATAACCAGCGGCGCGGTGATATAACGCGTCTCTCTCGGTAGTTGAATTTGGCGCGGTGGTAAGGTGGAGTTTTGCCAGGGTGCGAATTGGGTCTTGCATAGACGTTCGATACAACTGCGGATTGGGATAATGCCGGCCCAAGTACAAGATCGCCGAGCCATGTGGAAAATGCACGGACTCCATCTTGTGCCCGAGCAATCCAGTAACACGCTCAAGGCTTTCTCCAAGGCCAGGCAAAGCAGCTCGCAGGCGATCGTCAGAGGCGCCCAACACCCACTTATTGATCAACTTCCACGATTCTTTAGATGTATGGCCGAGTTCCCTCAAGGCAATATAATCGTGGCGCAGAGTGACAAGGTTATTGTCATTGGTAGTTCCAGGTGACCCACTCAGCTGTGATGTGCCGGGGTCATATCTGACTCCTGTTGAGGTTGTTCCGCGTACATTCGAGTCTTGATTGAGGACTCTGCTCAACACAGTGCGATCTTCAACGCGGCACCAACGCATATACACTCTACGCTTAAAATTCTTATCAGCCTGGCTTATATGCCCATCGAGACGGGAATAGTCAGAGACTATAACTCCGTTCCGGTGTTCACATATATCGCGCAGGCGGTCGCAGATTTGGCCAGGTTTCATGGCGGATGCGAACCATTTCTGATGTTTTAACACATCATCTTTAAAAGCGTAGGTAAAGGTGGAATATGTAAGTTGGTGTGCGTTGTCCACAGTGGAAATGTTACGTGGATCCGTGATGTTATTGTAAGGCTCAGCCTTGATAAAAGCTTTGACCTTATTCGCGTAATTCTGTGTCAATGATGGCATTGCGCGCTCCGAACGACCACGTTGTGTGGGTCTATCCTGCGTCTCAACAACTCTCTCAATACTCCAAGGAACTCCAATTCCCGCACGAGGTACGAGATGGTTGACTAACTCGTCATCGTATTTCTTCCATTCATGGGGAGGAAGAGTAGTGTTACGTGTTTTAACGACACGACCGATTATAGTGGCGTGATCGTTATTAACACCGCGGGCAGGGAGCACAGCAGGAGAAGTAGTGAGAGGCGGAGCGACAGCACGTCCACAAGGTTTTCCATCTTCGGTTGCTAATGGTTTCAACGTTTGAAACGTCTTGGCGGGAGGTATCGATGACGTGGCACCAATATCAGCCGATGGCTTAGCATTTAGCAACTCAAAGAGTATGGGAGCCTTAGTGGAGGCTTGAGGGATTTTGGGTTCGGCGGCTTGTAACAACCTCTCGACGTCAGCAATTACAGGCTTGGTAGCCCGATCATGTCGAATCTTTATGGCGTCGAATAGGTTTATCGGGATTGTCACAGAATGCGGGGACCCATGACAGGCAACAGAGATCGTGTTAGAAACGACATCGCGCACTGAATTCATGTTTTCACTCGTAAACTTTAGGCGTTTAACACCCAAGGTGTCGGGTTTCACGAAACAGTGAGCGGGAACGGATGTTACTGGATAATAACCGATGATGCGGCGTTGGGGATCAAACTCGCAAGTATGTTGTTCGACAACGTAAGTGAGAAGATTACCATGCTTGTCCTTTACAGAAACAAAGTCGTGGTTATGGTCCCAAACCTCATGGCGATACGTGGCGCCGCCGCTGACTCGATAAACGATCTGGTCATTCTCAATTGAGAACGTCCCATCAGTGGTGGGCCCTCCAGCCGAAGTGGGGACAAAGGTGTAAATCATCACAGGGTTGCCGAATTGCAAGTAACGGTTAAAATCAACATAGTAATCTACATCGATCATCATTATTACATTGTCAGATGTTATAGGGTCGTCACGGAACTCTTTATCGTAATCACGCTGCATGAAGTAATAGCGACATCCATCATACTTATCACGTTTTGACATGGAGACGCTGTATGGCCTAAAGCCAGCATTAAGAATTACTTCTTCAATGCGGCAAGCTACAGATGTTCTGTAACGGGCAGCGTCAGGATGGGTGTGATCAGCAGGGGCGCTAAGCAGCGGAATATTACGAATCGCATGGTGGAGCTTCTTGCGGAAGTCAGTTGGAACAACAGTCTTGCGCCTGTGCATCAACTTACTCATCTTCACTAAATCTTGGCGACAGAGAACTTTACGCACAAAATCAACGCAACGACGTATAGGAGCACTAGCGCGAGGTCTGTATTCAGTATCACCGCCCATCTTGCGACGGGGGCAAGGCTCGCGTTTAACGACAAACATGTCGGGGTGTTCGTAAAATTACTGGTGATTCAATATCAAAGATATGAGCAGCTACAGGTTT